CTTTGATTTTAATTAAGTTGTGCTGGTGGACGGTATCTAAGGTGGTTCTCGCTTCTGGATTGGACCGCTTGGACGGCCTTATTTTAAAGAAGGGGTCGGTCATCTACTAAGACAATCGCTATGAGATTCTTTAGCCCCATAGCGATATAAAAGCCGTGCGGTTGGAATGCTATATGATATATTCCGGCTTTGTATGCCCATATGGGCGACGTGAAACATACATATTTTCCTGACTTCTTCATTAAATCTGAAAATAAGATCATTGAAGTTAAGTCTGAGTGGACAATTAAGCTAAGGAGGGGAAATGTTGAGGAGAAGGCATTAGCGACGATTGCTGCAGGTTATAAATATGAAATCTGGATATATAGTGATAAGAGGATCAAGGTTGAAACTAAGGTCTATTGAGAACGCAGGCTAAATTGTTTAAACATCTCTCCGGGCAAAACTCCAAATTCTCGGAAAAACTCACTTTCCAAAAATTTTTTTTCTCTGGCATGGTTATAACAAATGACCGGGGGTGGCCTTATGCAATTAGTAGCCTATGGTGCTCAGGACGTCTATCTCACGGGAAATCCCCAGATTACCTTCTTCAAGGTGGTCTACCGTCGCCACACGAACTTCGCGATGGAGTCAATTGAGAACCCCTTCAACGGGTCTCCCGGCTTCGGCCGCAAGGTGACGTGCACCATTCAGCGCAATGGTGACCTCATCTACCGCATCTACCTCCAGGCGACGCTCCCCAAGGTCACGCTCCTCTCAACGGACGGCTCTGGTGCCCAGTTCCGCTGGCTCAACTGGGTCGGTCACAACCTTGTTCGCTACGTCGAGCTCGAGATTGGCGGACAGCGTATCGACAAGCACTACGGTGACTGGCTCCAGATCTGGAATGAGCTCACGCAGGAGCCTGGAAAGCAGGCGGGCTACGCCAAGATGGTTGGCAATGTCCCCCAGCTCACGAATCTCCTCGTTCAGGGTGGAGAGGACTGCGACGACGACTGTGCCGGCGGCGAGCCCAACACGTCCAACGAGACGCTCAAGTGTGCCCCAGAGTACACGCTCTACATCCCTCTCCAGTTCTGGTTCAACCGCAACCCTGGCCTCGCGCTCCCTCTCATTGCGCTCCAGTACCACGAGGTTCGCATCAACCTCGAGTTCAACGACCTCCGCAACCTCTGCTGGGACTCCTCGCCCGCTCTCTCCAACACGCACACGATCCGCGACCGTGTTGCGGCGGCCGGCCTCGTCGCTGCGTCCCTCTACGTCGACTACATCTACCTCGACACGGACGAGCGCCGCAAGTTCGCGCAGGTCTCCCACGAGTACCTCATCGAGACGCTCCAGTTCACGGGCGGTGAGTCTGTCACGTCATCATCCAACAAGCTCAAGCTCAACTTCAACCACCCTTGCAAGGAGCTTGTCTGGGTTGTCCAGCGTGATTCGTTCGTCTCATGCGACGACAACGTCATCAACGCCTGGAAGGGACAGCAGCCCTTCAACTACTCCGACTGGTGGGACCGCTCCATCCTCGAGTCTGGCTACTCCGTCACGCGTGTTGAGGGCCTCGCGGGCAACAACCCCACAGTCACGGCTCTCCTCCAGCTCAACGGCCACGATCGCTTCCAGGTTCGTGAGGGTCGCTATTTCAACGAGGTCCAGCCTTTCCAGCACCACACGAACGTCCCTGCGGTCGGCATCAACGTCTACTCGTTCGCTCTCCAGCCCGAGCAGCACCAGCCCTCAGGCACGTGCAACTTGTCGCGTATTGATAACACGACAATCCTACTCACGGTCTCCAACAACGCTGTTGGCACGGCCACGAGCTCGACGGTCCGTGTGTATGCAACGAACTACAACGTCCTAAGAATTATGAGCGGAATGGGCGGACTTGCTTATTCCAACTAAAGTGTGGACAAGCTCATACAAGGAGCGAAAGTTCCAAAATATGCAACAAATCCCAAATTTACACGAAATACGAAAGTGTGGACAATGTCCCCAGTTCCGGCATTCGTAGACAAACGTAAAATTGACACCTCTCAATTTATATTTACATAGTATAAATGGACACCTGCAAGGCCATTGTGCAAGAAGGTACTAGAAAAGGAGATAGATGTAAATTCCCTCCAAGTTCTAATTTGTACTGTGGAAGGCATCTACGAAATAAAGAGTATGATGACGGTATAGCTGCTAATAAAATCTGGTGTCGTTTCTTCTTTCGTGGATGTAATAATGAAGTTTTAGCTGCTGGATCATGTGATGATTGTAAGAAAAAATTAACTAAGAAAACACTAGCTTGTAAGCATGATGGCTGTAAATTTAAACTAATTGAAGGGGACTTCTGTAAAAAACATGAACGTGATAAATATTATATTGAAGAAAAAGAAAAAGGTATTAAGTATTGTGATATAGCTCGTGGATGTTTTACTGTATTAACCACTAATAAATCATGTGATACTTGTTTAGCAATACAGAGAGAGAAAGATAATGAACGATATGCTAAACGTAAAGATATGATAAAAGCTACTGAAATACAGAATACTATTATTAGAACATGTATAAAGTGTATGAAAGACTTTGATGCATTTAAAACACGATATGGAAAAGAGTCAATACATTGCTGTAATTGTGCAGAAAAACAATCAGCTTATGATAAGATGCGTGAAGCTAGGGAACGGAATTATATGAAAGAACGATTAAAGCATTTGGAAATTCATTATAAACATTATATAACTGGTTCATTAAAAAGGGGGTATGGCGACTTTCAGTTAAATTTTGAGGAATTTCAGGAAATTGTTACGTCTCCTTGTCATTATTGTAAATTAATTAAATCTGAAGAAGCCAATGGAATTGATCGTATTAATAATGATATAGGGTATACTAAGGATAATTGTGTTCCAGCTTGTTGGAAATGCAACAAAATGAAATCATTCTATCATCCAGAATTCTTCTTAGATAAATGCAAAATTATTACAAAAATAATAGCACCAACAAGTGAGTTTTATTCAAAATGGGCCACGTATTATACGAGAACTAACAATCGTAACTATACCACATATAAAAGAGAAGCTGAAACAATACGTGACCTCCCTTTTGATATAAGTCAAGAACAATGGGATTGGCTAACTCGTTCTCCTTGCTATCTATGTGGATATCAGGATGCACACGGAATTGGTCTAGACCGAGTAGATAATACTATTAGGAAATATACCATTGAAAACTGTAGACCCTGTTGTGGCTCATGTAATTCTATGAAGGGTGAGTTTACTTTGCAAGAATTTCTAGACCAATGTAAAATTATAGCAGTATCAATTCTTATATTTAATGAAGTTCCAGTTTCAAAGAATCCATTAAAAGTAGCTGAAGATAAGGGACATCTAATGGATCCAAAAGAGAGGATTCATTGGAAGTCGAAAGGTCTTTATTATGGAATTTTAAGTAATACAGCCTCTAGTTTTCAAGAATCCTATAAAGAGGTCTTTACTAATGGAGAATTTGATGAGCTATGTAAGTTAGTAAAAGAGTCTAGTAAAGAGGCTGCGCTTCTATTATTAAAAACTACAATTGCTAAACTAAAGAAGCGAAATTATCGTGCAACACATAATACTGTCACTCATACACCACCTCAAGCCCCGAATCTGTCCCAGCGCCCGCTTCAGACATCATAGCATCTAATGCAGCCTGGCGCCTCACAAGAGGCCCATCAGTATTTTTTGCGCTCTTTTTATTAAAAAGAGCAGATCTACGTTTCCACCACCATTCAAATCGCAGAGCCTCATGATTATCGGCAAATCCCTTCACGTAACAAACCCGATACCAGCCTCCTGGTACCGTGCTTGTTGCTTTTGCACCCCCACTAAGTTCACCATTGTGCTGCCTCAGTCGTCTATCCACATCAATTGTGGCACCCACATAGGTCTTAGTAGGCGGTTCAACGGTGGCCAACAAATAGACGCACCAAGACATGTTTAAAGATTGCATCTGATGTTTAAACTAATATGCGTTATCGTGACTTCACTTGGAATCCAGAGGACCTCATTAGTCAGAATGCCTTTATTGAGATAGCTGAGAAGAATCCAGATACTCATGTATTCATGCATACGGATTCAATTGAAAATAACATGCGAACGGAATTCAGAGGAATAATCAGTCCGCCGATCTTTCCCCCACCACAACGCACTTGGATAACGGGAATGTCGGACCATTCTATTAATACAGGAAATAGTGTTCGCTTTAATGGTCTATATGACAAGTGGTATGGAATTAACGTGGATCGCATTAGTCCTAATATTCAGATAATTCCTCTTGGTATAGATACTCATAGTGGTAGTCCCAATAAGAGAGCTGAGATTCTATATGAAGTATCTAAAAAACCAGATAAACCATCTGATACCCTAGCCTATATGAATTTCAATGCTTATACATATTTACAGGAGAGAGCTTTGATAGATTTACAATTCAAAGATGAGATATGGGTAAAGTCGCAAGTGAATATGAACGTACCTTATGAGGAATACTGCAACTCTATCCATAATCATAAATTTACCTTCTGTCCGAGAGGAAATGGTATAGATACACATAGGTTCTGGGAGACTATATATTTGGGGAGTATACCAATTGTCATAGACTATCCTCAGATGTCATATTTTTTTGATAAGCTGCCCATAGTGAAGGCTACCAATTGGTTTCAGATAACAGACGAATTCTTAGAGGCTGAATATGAACGAATACACGAAACCGACTATAATTTTGAGATTATGAAAATGGGCTTCTGGCAAAATATGATTCTCTCTAATGTATAGATATGAATCCTGTTATAGTGGGTGGTGGAACTGGTATTGCAAACCTTGCGAACTATAGAGCCAATGAAGATTGGTGGTTTATTTTACCGGCGATTCTCTTTGTTGATGTTTTCATTATATTCTTGTGCCGATTCTACCCTCAGGTCTTTGGAAAATCAATTAATGACTGGTATGATAAGTTCGGATTAGCGGCGGTACTATCTGATGTTATGATTATCGCAATTGGAATCGCCATAGCCCGGTACGTTTACAGTATCTTCTTTATGGAAAGCGAGGGGTGGTCAATTTATTATTTTGTGGCCTTAGCTGTGATCATACAGATTATACATGATATAATCTTTGCATACGGCGTAGTTGATAAGATACCGCAGGGTCACAATGATATGATTGATGTATTCAAGACATATATAAAGGGTGGCCCAAAGATTTTGTTGGTTGATGCAGTCATGATTGCTGGGTCAATTGGAATTGCTGCTGCCATGAAGAATCAGGACTCTCATTATACCGTATCAGGATTCTTGGTTACGGCATATGCCCTCTCGTATATTCTCTTTACCAATGTTAAATCATATAATTAGTAATGTCATCTTGGCTTCAGGGACCTATACAGAAACTAAAACCGAAACCGATCCTAAAGGTGAAACATAATAATAGTGGATTTTTCTCATGTTGCTCTGTTCAATTACATCTTATAATTGAATATTTCAACAAATTTAAGCAATTACCTGAAGTGGTTGATGCATCTGAACAATTTGATTGGTATCGGCCAGGCACTATGGAGACATATTTTCAGACTCTTCCGACCAATATTCGGTATGGTCGACGAATAGACTTTGAACACTTCCATCAATATATCGATTATATGAAACTTGATTATAAGGGTGTTAAATTATTTATTGCGAAATATTTTACGCCATCTGAAGAAGTGTTAGGGCTTGTAAAAGGTTTGGAAATGAAATATCAGTTGTCTTATGAAAACCTGTGCGTCTTATTCTACAGGGGAAATGACAAGATTACTGAGACACCTGTCAGTCCATATTCAGACTATATTGAACGAGCTAAGAAACTCCTTATAGCCAAGCCTGATCTCGTATTCCTAGTGCAATCTGATGAGACGGAATTTATTGATGCTATGATTAGCGAATTTCCTGGAAAATGTATAGTATTCAGGGACGAGATTCGCCATATTCCCAAATCTTTGACGACGGTTGATAAGGTATTCAAGGCGGACAATTTTTTCTATTCTAAATACTACTTGGCCATTACGATTATAATGTCCAAGTGTGCCTATATAATATGTGGATCGGGTAATTGCTCATTTTGGATTGCTTTGTTCAGAGGTAATTCTGACGGTATGCAACAGTTTCTGAAAACTCAATGGCTAAGATAGAAGATGCCCTATGTGCCTCCACATCTTAGACCGGGCTACGTGCCTTCTGCGCCAAAAGTGGTGGACTATAAGGGGAAGGTGCATTGGCCGACAAACTTGGACTCGCATCGGGTCGATGATATCGTGCAACCAACTGAATTGGCGCGACCAATTAGTTTGGCGAGACCAATTAGTTTGGCGCGACCAACTAGTTTGGCAGGACCAACTACCGTAGCCGGTCAAGTCATGACCGCCGCCGAGCCTGCCACACTCGAAAGTCTAGGCATTCGTTCAAGTAAAAAGCCCATATTGAAACTTACAAGACCAATTACACCAAATACCAGCCCGGTCGCTCGGCCGACTATGTCAGTACGTGCATTACCCCCTAAGTTTAAGAATACAGTGAGACTGTATCTTAGACGTAGGTCAAGAGGTATGAAGAAGGGAGAGGCTAAGAAGCAAACACGGCGTCAGAAAAAGGCTAGACTGCTCGCTAAAGGCAAGAGACGATGATTTAAGACTGTTCAGGAAGATCATGAAATTTGCCGTCTAGCTCAAATGATTTCAAATATTTTCCCCAAGCCAATCCAATTCCAGGCCTATCTACAATTCTACCTAATTCTTGAATTTCACCAAACTTTTTCCCCTCCTCCCAGATTTTAGTTGGTTCAATTGTCCATCCAGCTGACCATCCTGGAACATTTACAATATCATCAACGATTACTATTGTATCTTTATGGGCGAGTCCAGATGATTGAATAATATCTATTTTAGCTACATCGTATGTATGACCACCATCAATAAATATTAAATCAAATCGTTTATTGGGATTATTTTTCTTAAAGTCCCATACTGTTTTTGTACTATTTCCTTCAATTAATGTGTGCCTACCAGGAAATGTAATATCCATATATTGTTTGCCATAGTTCATCGCATTCACACGGCCAAGATCAAAACTTGTGACATTTGCATTTGGATTGGCCATTAATAGTGTTTGAGAACTATGGCCGGCATTAAATCCAATTTCCATAATTTCTTTTACATGTGGTTGTCTAGCAAAATGTTCTAGTACAATAACTTCTCCAGGAAATTGGCCGGAATAACCTTCGTAGTCACGGCTAAATTGAATATCATTCTCTCGCAAATAATCGTCTAACATAATACTTTATGAAATATTATATTAGAATTTATACTACGCATGCTTTAATGCACATGCTTTAATGCACATACTTTAATGCGCACGCTTGTTGATATATGACTTATTTACAGGCATCTTGGCTTTTTTTCGGACAATAAGCTGCTTAGCTCCATCACCGAGTTTCGTCTTAATTGAGACACAGAGAAGCTGACGACCAGTTAGCTCAGCCCACTCAATCTTTAGTGCTAGTGATCCGTATAAACTGGCATCAATGGGATATGACGAAACCGTATCAAGCTTGCCGACATTGATTGGGCAGGGAACTGTTACACCACAGAGATCGTCGACGGTTGGCGTTAAAGGTAAGAAATTATACGTTGATGTATATGTTGCAGTGCCATTCGTAACCTGTTCGGGTACGGACAATGAAAGAAGGAGAGTGGAATTCTGACCAGGAACAGTAGGATCTGGTAAGAATGACATGGAGTCAATTGTGAAGAGTGCTTTGCCGTTTGAGCAGTCTGAGACTGAGGCGCATGCTGTAGCTAGAAGAGAGATGAATAGGCCGAGCATTATAATATAATATGGTAGTAAAAGTTTAGGTGGAATTTAGTATATTCTTTATTTCATCTGTGGTAATATTCCCACTACGTTTGATAGAATTTATATAATCCATATTTACTAAATCAGGATGTACATACCAATCTTCAAAGGGTTTATATCCACCTTGCCAAAATACAGATACATTTTCAAATACTAATATATATCCTCTTTCATTTATTATCCTTCTTGATATTGTCTGCGTATCATAATAATTTCCAGTATAAATATCATGTTCAAAAGTTATAGATGCAAATTTATATTTATCAAATACAGTATTATTAAGTAATACGAGTGTATCTAATGTAGACTTATTATTTACATCTAAATCTATTTGAAGGTAATCAATATTTAACGGGAAATTATTAGTATCTAAGATAAATTTATAATTGACTAATCTTGCGTCCTGTAATCTATATATAGATTTTGGCCTATGTATCTTATAAAGTTGTTCAAATGATGAATCATATTCAACCATAAGACCTCTCCAGTTATATTTTGACTCTAATATATATGTATTATTGTGAGTAATAGGATGATTAGAACCAATTTCTAGAAATGTCCCATTATATTTTTTATTTAAAACTGAATATACAAATATATCTTGGTAGGCCTGACTATAGGATTCCATATATTGTAAAAATACGCAATGGTTTAAACCTTATCATAACATATAACTTATGAAGACAGTTCTATTTTTAAATCATATACATTCTAATTGTGGTGTATATCAATATGGTTTACGTTTATATAAGATTATTAAATCTACAGAAAATATAAATTATATATATATTGAAATAGGTTCATTAGAAGATTATAATAGATGCATTATTTCTTATACAGGTATAATAGATGCAATAATTTATAATTATCATCAGATTACTATGTCCTGGTTAAATAATACTAATATACAGCATACTGTAAAAAATATTGGCATACCGCATGAATCTATAGATACTATGTTTGATATTATTTGCAATATAGATCCAGATGGGCTTGAAGATAATAATCATTTTTCTTTACCAAGACCAATATTTGAAAATATAGATAATATATTAAGAGACAAATCATCATCAACTGAAATAGAACACTTTATTAATGAATATCAGGGTACAGGCCTACCGATATTTGGCTCGTTTGGATTTGGGTTTGATAATAAAGGTTTTGATAAAATTGTTAAGATAGTGAATGAATCATATGATAATGCAGTAATTAAATTAGTTATACCTGTTGCACACTATGATCGTAATAATATGCAAACTGTCATAAATATGAAAAATAAATGTTTACAACAAAAAACTAAAGAGGGTATACAAATTATGATTACGCATACTTTTTTCTCGAATGATGATATCTTACGTTTTTTAGCTTCAAATACTATGAATATATTTCTATATGATAAAATGAATGGGAGGGGGAATTCTAGTACGATAGATTACGCATTATCTGTTAAAAAGCCAATTGGTATATCAGATAGTTATATGTTTAGACATATATATAATGATAAAATATGCTTATATAATACCTCAATAGCTGAGTGTTTACAAACGTCTACTGAATACTGTAATCAATATTTAGAAAAATATAGTCATATAAATATGATTAATAAATTTAAAGATATTATCTTAAGCATATAGTTTAAAGGATATTTATTCTATTTTAATAGAATGCATATTCAAGGCTTAATACCATTAGGTGGAACCGCATCACGTATGAAAAATATTCCAAAATTTCTATTACCTTGTAAAATAAATTATTCACTCCTTGATAATATTATAGAATTATTTAATATAAATTGTGTATATGATATTATTGCGGGTGTTTCAGAATCAAATAATAGACTAATTTATAATTATACTGGATTACATACTATTCAAGTAAATACTAAAACAATGTCAGAAACAGTATATAAGATAATAGAGAATAAAAATATGGAATGTAAAAATATATTAATTATGCCTGATACATATTTTACAATTAAAGATGAAATAAAAGAAATGATACAATTACTAGACTCCTATGATGTTGTAGTTATTTTATGGAAAATTAAAGATTATCAAATTGGAAAAGTAGGACAATGTAATGTAATAAATGGCTCATTAATAGATGTAAAAGATAAATTAAGTGACTGTCAGTATCCATATTTTTGGGGGATTATCGGCTGGAATTCAAATATGAATAAATATATTGATCCTAAATGGGAGACAATAGGTGATTTAATTAAAGTATCATTAAATAATAATATAAAAGTTGGTCATATTATTTCAGAAGGTGAGTATTATGATTGCGGTACATATAGTGAATATTTTAAGATGATAAAAGAACATACATAGTATTACGCATTTATTTAATAATAAAATCACTATATATATTATAATGCAGCCACGTATAGCATTTATAATCTCCGGACAAATGCGATCAAATTCATTACATCCATCAATTAATGATACTACTATTATTGATTCATGGACGAAACATATATTTACAGAAGATTTCAGATCTAAATATGACTATGATGTATTTATATCAACAGATTATATATCAAATGAAAAAGCAAAAGTATTTTTTAAAGAGCATTTGAAAAATACACATATAACTGAAAATGATAGATATTTATATGAGTGGAGTATTAATAAAAATCCATATGAATATTATCATAAAAAATATGAAGCAATTAATTATGGTAGTTATACAAACCATATATATGCAGCATATCAGTACTATAGAATGTATTGTTCATATAAAATGATGAAAAAGCATATTAAGCAAACTGGTGTGTCATATACATATATAGTACGACTTCGCCCAGATATACAGATAATGCAAGATATAATTACATTATTTAATATTCTTGAAACTACCGAAGTAAAATATATAACAGAACATGAACAATTGTGTATAATGAGATATACATTAAAAGAGACATTTAAATTAGTAAAGTATTATGGAAATTATTTAGAGTCTATGAGTAAGAAAAATATATATAATTTTTTGAGTAGAAATAATCCAGCAAATTTTGATGAAAGAGTTATGATGTATTCTCCAGAAAAACAATTTATAGACCATGTATATTATACAATAACAAAATTAAATCTTGATTTTTTTAAATCCTTTTTAGGTATAACATATCCAAGCTATAATTTATTATATCGTGGCAGAGGTAAATACGGATATATTTCAGATAATTCTATTATAGTGCCATGGAAACCATTTAATAGTAATCAGATAATTATAAACAATATTGGCGGTAATTCAATGTAAATAGTCTGCTAGTTAATTATTAACTGCTGGTCTAAATACATCTACTAGATATATATATATATGGCATGTTCAGAACTATCACAATGTCGCTTATGTGCAAATTATAACTTACTAGAGGTCATAGATTTAGGAGTACAGATAATTACATCTAGATTTCCTATGCTTGGAGATAATTCAACACCCTCTGGTAAAATACGTTTAGTTCAGTGTTCAGAATGCAAATTAGTTCAATTAAAGGATACTGCTCCTTCATCAGAAATGTATGAGCATTTTTATGGATATCGCTCTGGAATAAATGCTACCATGCGTAATCATTTATATTCATACAATGAACAGCTACAAGAGTTTGCTAATCTCCAAGATGGTGATTCTGTATTAGATATTGGTAGTAATGACTGTACATTTTTGGAGAAGTATCCTATGAATATTAAGAAGTTTGGCTGCGATCCCACTGGTATTCAATTCTCTGAGTTCTATAAAAATGCATCTGTGACACTAGTTCCTACTTATTTTACTAAAGGTGCTATACATGCAAATGTTGGTACATCAATTAAATTTAAGGCTGTAAGTTCTATAGCCATGTTTTATGATCTTCCTGATCCAATTCAGTTTGCACGAGATATTTATGAGCTATTAGATGATGATGGTGTTTGGACTCTTGAGCAGAGTTACGTGGCAACTATGCTTGAGCGCAATAGTATTGATACAATATGCCATGAGCATCTTGAATATTATGGTGTTAAGCAGATGAAGTATATTATGGATAAGGCTGGATTTAAAATAATTGATTTAAGCTTAAATGAGTGCAATGGTGGAAGTTTCAGAACCTTTGTTGTAAAACAGTCGTGTTCACGATTTGAGGAAGCAACTACTCTATTAAACTCCTTTTTGGAAAAGGAGGAAACTGATAGAATACATACGGTTGAGAAATATCAAGAGTTTATGTCTACGTGTAGCAGTGAAATTAATAAGTTAAAAGAGTTTTTAATTGAAGCCAAGAAAGATGGTAAGAATACTTATATCTATGGAGCATCTACTAAGGGTAATTGTCTTCTACAGTTTGCTAATATTGGTCCTGATCTAGTAGACTATGCAGTTGAACGTAATCCTCTTAAAGTTGGTCGTATGACATCAACCGGTATTGAAATTATTTCTGAGGAGACTATGAGAAGCAATCCGCCAGTATATATGCTTGTATTACCATGGCATTTTCGTAAAGAAATTATACGACGTGAGTCTGCATATTTGGAAGGTGGTGGTCAGTTTATCTTCCCATTTCCTACATTTGAAGTATATTTTCCAGTTAGTTAATAGTTAGTTAAATAACTTTAATATTTAATCTATAATAAATATAATTTATCTAGATTAATTATAATTAATTACCTGTTAATACTATAAGGTACTGAAATTAAGTGCACTCCCCTAAAAGAAAAATATTAAATTAAGAACTATATGGTATATTAAATGTGGCATGGCGGTATATTTGATTATATGATATAGTCTTATCTAAAATATAATTATGTTTTTCTAGATGTGTTTGTATAATTTTATCAGAAGTTATATTTTCAATAAGTATTATTTTAGGTGCATATTTTATTAAATCGAATCCATTTAAACATTTTTGTTCGCCGCCTTCTATATCAATAGATATAATATCAATATATCCTACTGTATTTAACTCATTATTCATTATAGTATTTAATGTTCTTTGAGGAACTGTTATTTGTGTAATAATTTTATTATCACACTTGAATATTTCAGAAATTTTATGAGAAAGTTCAATTGCTGAAAATCCAGCAGTCCATCCATTTGATTCAACAATATTAAATGTTACTGCATCCTTATCTTCATCATATATTGCGTAATTAAAAACATTTTTACGATACTGTTTTAACAACGGAATACCATTAGTATTTGCCTCAAAACAATATACATCCCATCCATTTTTTTCAAAATGATAGGTATTTGAAATCCGTATAGGTTCAAATGCACCTATATCTATACACACACCCTTATAGGAATAATCAGGAAAATATTGTCTTAAGTATAAATCTAGATGCTTACCATTAAATATTTCACCATGAAATTTAGAATATTGTGGTATGCTTGTATTTGACATCTTATCCATAATAGCTATTATTATAGTAACTTTAAACGGGTCCCATATTTAAACTTATCTAATGCAAACTATGAAATGTATGTAGTCAAGAGTAATTTACATGATTACTTTAGTTCCAGGTATAATATGCTCTAACTGATTTACAAAAATGCTTTCTGTAGAGCCCTTAACTATTAAGCTAATATTTTTCTTATGTAGTCCATATGCATAGGTTAGGGGAGATGACTGGGTAGATATAAATAATTTACAGCTGTTAACTGTATCTATAAAATCTACTATAGAACTCGCTATATAGACTTCCAATTCAATGCCAGTTTTATCCTTGAATTGTATATATTCAATTATATTCTCAGTTATAAACCTTATATTCTCCTTTCCATATTCATTAAACAGTTGTGTAAAATCTATAGCTTCAGGAAATCTTGCTATTACACAATTAAATAATACTATATTATTAAATTCAGGCTTTTTCACTGATGTATATAGCCAGGAATGAGATCCCCATTCGACTCCATACTCTGCCTTAAATAGGTTATACCAATTAGTCTTAAAAATTAGGGGACTATTACGCCAGCTAGATAAATTAATATCATAGGATTCCCCATTATGAATTTTATAATCGTGAATATAGGGCTGTGACTTAATAAAAGATTCAGTATCCTTATAGGCTCTTTTAATCCCTAATGTAAATTTATCCTCATGATTTTCTAAATTTGTAATATATAATATTGCTCTTTTACCAGTCTTAAGATAATTTTCATTTATAACAGATAACTGTTGAATAAAATCGCCAAGTTTTCCTCCTGCTAAATATGAAACTATTGTATACTCATTTTTAAGATATCTCTCCTGAAAATGGTTCTTACCACTCTGCCATAGTGATACCTTTTTCACGGGCTTACTCAAGACCCACCATTCAGCACTCATCTTATCTGTCAGTAATCCAGTATCTAGTTTCTTAATATGTGACGAATTCGCCCACCAGAAATTCCCTGAAAAATGGGGCTTGGGCAACTCGCTAAAGTTGCATCCAGCTGCATCATGTATATCCAATAGTTTTAGACAATCATCTGACTTTGTACATAAGAAGTGTAACATGTAATTTATCCAGTCAAGCCCATTTTCATATCTGGGATCTTCTCTCAGATATGAGATCCCCTTAGTGTGCAGATACAAGATCTTAGTATTCGGTGAATTCAAGCTGAAATCATGCATCAAACGCAACGTAGGCAGCTCAAATAATTCAGGATCACTTGAGCACTGTATGACCTGGATACGAGAATCGAGCGCCATATATTTCTGAGAATCAAGTGGCAAGCCAATATTGTTTATGATAATTGCATTAAGTTCTTTGATGCCTATTGCAGCGCTTAGAACTAAATCAAGCGTACCGGTCCCAGCAGATGCCAAGTGGCATGAATGGATGAAACAGGCAGTCTTAGGTTTCAATGCATTCTCAAGCATAGGAAAGAATCCCTGTTCGTCCAAAATTCGCTGCTTAGCCTTCTTAATATATGGCAACCGTTCCTGCCAGAGATTTGTCTCAATAGCCGCATTCATGATATTATAAGATGCCTCAAAGTCGTCCATATTCAGCTGAATGTAGGCCATTGGATCCACATGTTCGGCAACATTGGGGCAGCCCCAGTAGAAGCAGAGAGCCTCACACAGAATCGGCTCCCAGAGTTTCTCAGTGATGAAGTTCGCCTCTACATTATTCTCACACATGAAATAATACTTGTATGGCACAAGCCCCTTATCTTTATCTATAGAGGGGCTCGCAGTCCCTTGATAGGATTTGAATTCATGCTTATTATCTTCATTATAGATGTGCAGCTTGACCGAGCCCTTCGCCTCCACGAATTTGAGAAAATCTATACGCTTCTTATGGCCAGGATCGAAGTATTTGGAACTGCAGATGCTTGAGACTATCTTAGATTTGTCTGCAGACTTAAGCATATCCATCTCCTTCAACTGTGAATAGGTGAGGCTGAGCTGCCAGAATCCAGGATTGAGAAATTTGTCATGGGTTCTCACTTGTAGGAATTTAGTGGGATCGGGCTTGGCCCACTCCCCCCAAGTCTTGACACCCCAATTCTGATGAGGGCTATCACACCAAGGTTCCATGTGAAAGATAATTGTCTTCTCAGGTACATATTTTGCCCCAGCTTGAGGCTTATTAATAATTACGTAATAATCGATATTATCATCTGACCAAGTAATCTCAATATCATTCCACTTATAGGAGCCCTTAGTCATCTTCAGCCATTCCTTACATAGATCCTCAGATGAACACCAGTTACACAGCATCTTTACTCTTATACTAGGTTTAAATGATTTCTTGATATATATGCCACCAGGTGCGTGTAGCCAAGGACTCTTAATCAAGGGGAACTTAACATTAGACTTCAAGAACCCTAGTGTATTGAATGCTACACATCTAGGATCAGACTCGGCAGCAGATTTTAGACTTGATATATCGGATTTGTTGCAACGACCGATATCATCGCCACCAGAATCTACACCTTCATAGAATGTCCAGCTATCTTCTTGCATATTTTGAATAGGCAACTCCTTATGTACAATCTGTAATGATGTGTAATCCTTCTGAATATCTGTATCTACAGGTGATGCCGATGTTTTCACCCACTCAGTTATTACAATGTGAGGCTGAACACTGAGGCACCGAATATTGGGGACCACCTTTACCAAGTAATCTATACCATGTTTGATACCATTCATCTGTATATAATCGCACATGAGTTTCGCTGCGGGCTTAGTAATCATATATCCGAAAAAGCCGCCGATATATTTGCCCATATTCATAAACTCTGGTTTCTCAGTTCTAGCTTGTCTAATTTCTTGATCTGGAGAGGTAAATCCCAGATATAGAAAGTGTGGTGCAGTTATATCGAGCGCAGCCTTTGCAGCGACCCATTTATCCTTAAATCCATCGACTAGACGAACATCATCCTCGAATATTGTATAGTATTCATTCGTTGTGTCAGATACTAACTGTTTCCAGAGACCATAGTGACTGAGAGCACAGCCTATAAACCCCTTTCTGCTACCGAAATCATTTCCTAGAAATAGTGTATTAATCTCATCTGTTAATATCAACTCCTTGCCGTCAACCGCCTCGATAAATTCATATTCAGAATCTTTAACGCCTGCGTCATCAAACACCTTCTCAGTCGCCTCTTTTCTGTCTGTTCTGCGCAGCAAATTGACGACGAAGGCATTCGGCAATTTATTCTCAAGTTGATTAAACTGACCCATGTTATTCAGGCTGTATGCATTGGGTCCAGTCTTATCTGATGTGAGCTTACCTATATGTAGGGAAGATACCGTATTGAAAAAAGCGCTCTTGTATCCCTTCGCAAAATACCGATCTGCATAATCCCGCTCGAAAAACGTATTTGGAGAATCATAATTGCCGAGCTCCATAATCGTACTGACTCGTATCATAGAGGGGCGGAAACTGTAGTGGGGCCAATAGGCTGAATTATGTCCTGGTATCTTATCAGATTTAACATGTAAGATGAAACTTGGTTCTCCCTGTATGGGTTCGCTGCCATTGATGTCCCAGCCTTCATATGTCTCGGCGTAATTCCGATTATATAATACTTGATGAATATCCTTATCCTTATACTTCTCGAGAAATTCAATTGACTTCTGAACATACGTATTCGATTCAAAGAAGACCCAGTCGTCCTCCATGTGAATCCAGTAAGTCGGCTGCACCTCCTTCAGCTTATCATATATAATGTTCATGCTGGCTCGATGACCCTTCTCACCCTTACGTTTCATGTAGAAGTCCATAAAGGGACACATGGTCTGCATCTTAGTCCTATCTCGCTGTGAAGAATTGTCATCCACGCAGAAGAAGTAGTCCACCTTGTCCAAATCAGACCACGAATTCAAGATACTATTCATGGTCTGCTCGAATAAATCAAGACGCTTGCACGTTGTAAATGTCATCATGACCTTTACCTTTCTATCAGGTTTACTCACCTTTTTATCAGTCAAAGAAAGAACGGGCCTGTATAGATTTATGAGGCGATGCATTACATTCAGATGAACAGGTTCAAAAGTTACACCTCTCTTTCTTGCTGCAGTGATATAATTCATAAACTTGTAAAGGAAATCCGTTGTCTTAGGAAGATCAGAAAAACAGAACTGTATATTG